CTCATCTACGCCAGAAGCATTAGGATCAGGGTAGAAATTCCAACAAGAGATGTGATCAATGTTAGGTTTAGACTTGTGAATAGGAGAGTATTCTCTTTCCCCTTCTTCATTGCGCCGCCACCGTGGAATAGTTTTGTCAAAGGTAAATGGCCCTTTAATAATACCTGTTCCAAGCAAGCAGGATTCAAAAATAGACTTGCGTAGTTTTTTAACGGCTGAAGTGTCCAAAAGCTGGTCATGGATTGTTTTTTCCATGTTAGCAGCAGCAAGAGCAGCAGGTTTAATTTGTGGTTGGCCCATCCTGCCGGGACCAGCAACAAGGTTCTTGCTATCATACTCTGAACCAAGGTTGCGTGTAATTGGATTCTCAGAAGTACGGGCACTTGCTTCTGTTGCACCGGGAAGCAACTCCATTCCATCATCAGGAAAACCAACAGGACTTTGCTGTTGCATTTCTTGAGGAGACTTTAGATGAGCAAACTCAGGAATGCCTTCAGGATTAGGTGTAGACTCAACTACAATGGGAAACTTTTTATTGGCAAACAAAATGTCACCAATTTGACCCGCTGCTGCAAGAACCTTTACCTTAGTAATCTTAATGAAGACACGGGATCGTTCTGAATCCCTAAGTTGGTCTGGATTTTGACTATCAGACAACCCTCGATAGTTTTTGTACGCCTTTAGCCATCGCTGCTCATCAGAGTAACGGCCATCCTCTGCCCTTTGAAACTTTGCACGGATATGCCCCACAAGCCCACTAAAGGAACTTGATGCAGGGCCATCTTCCATGCGTACATCAATGGCTTCGTCGGTATCTGTATCGAGAAATCCCATATTAAACTACAGAGACTTAGTAGTCTCGCTCATCCGCCATTTTGAAAATACCAGAGTCACTCATTTTACCACTAACGCTTGGCGCTGACTCAATACCGTTGCCAAAAGCAGCACTCGTAAAGGGGTTAAGCTTTTCCCGCTTGGCTGGGCCATCAGGGGTTTCATTCATATAGCCTTGCACTGGACCCATCGGGATCGTAAAGGTTCCTGTTGATTTTAGTAGCTGTTTCATTGCGCTGTTCCTTGTGTTTGTTGTTGTGGCATTAAGTTTTCCATTTGGTCTTGTAAAGTAGGTTGCTTTTTTAGATTAAGTCCCATAATGTTTTCAGTGCGTTGTAAATCTTTTTGCATTTTATCGCCCTGAACACTTGGTTTTTCTCTTTCGACTAACATTTCGCGTAATTCTTCCGGGCTTTTAGGAGGATATTCTGCTATAGATAGCCGTTCTTCAGCCGTAGGATCACCTCCTTCATATGATTTTACTAAGCCCTTTATTTGTGATGTTGGCATAGTATCCCAACTGGAACCAGTGGGACTAGCATCAGCAACATTAGTTACTACGTCCGCAATAGCCCCAGCAGGACCAAGTGCGTAAAGAAAAAGTTTTTTAGTTCCCTGCCCACGAAAAGTTTTAAGAAGTGTTGAAATGTATCCGGGTTTTTCTTCTGCTACTTTAAAAGGTGTTTCTGCAATTCTTTCGCCGGTTTCTTTTAAAGTGCGGTCTATATTTCTAGTTACTGCTTGTTCTGCGTTCCTTCTTCTTTCATCTCTTAACTCTTGAACTGACATTTTTGGAGAGTCTGCCTCTAACTCCGGTTCAAGTGCTTCAGGAGCGGGAAGAAGTCCTCTTTCTTGAAGTTCAGGTGTTACAGTTCTTTCAAACTCTGATCCTTCTATTGGGGTTAATGCTTCTGCTAAGTCTTTTTTTGTTTGGTTTTCTAGTGCAATTGCTTTTGTTACTCGTCCAGCCTTAGTTGATGGTTCCACTAGTTTTTTTTGTTTAACCTCTGGAGGAGATAAAGTTGATTCCAAATCAGGAAGAACACGGTCTAACACTTCAAGTATTTGTTTTTTTATGTCAATATCTGGATTCAGATTATCTTTAACTGTTTTAATAATCTTGTCCATGAAAGGAGTAAATTTGTAGTTATCAATAGACTTGCCCCTACCAGCTTTTAGTGGGTTGTTTTTTGTAAGGTTAAGTTGCTCAAATGCTTCAACAAAACTAACCATATTTGCGCCTTTTGTGCCTTCATACCCAGTAGAAAGTCCAATTTTTTCTTTGGCTTCTTTTGGTAAAAGACCAAACTGATCAATAATTCCCGGTGCAATTACTCTAGTTGGTTTAATGTCGTCTATGCCTTCAAAGTCAGTAACGTAAGCTTCAATAATTCTAGCAAGAATTTCTTTAAACAATATCCTTTGGTTTTTATTAAATTGAACTGGGCCTGTTATATCTTTAGCCATACCTAGTACCCAAACACAATATCACGAGGTGCAGGGGCAGTATCCTTGACCCTGTGCGCCCATGAATCGTAGTTAATGTTATTGATCTGTCGTGTCATACACATATACCTTAGAGCATCGTATGCGTGATCTTCTGCTTTTGTATCGACATCCTCGCTGTTTGTGCGAGAAAGCGGAAGAGAAGGAAGGGTACGAATTAAATTGCCACAAGTAGAGAAGATACGAAGGTGTGGCTCTTCTGTATCCTTATCAAACTGTAGCCGCTTATGAATCTGAAGCTTTCCGGCCATCCTATCTGAGTTAGAAGGCATCCAACGTATGCCCCGCTCAATCATTGTCTGAGCTACAGAAGGTGCCCCTGCTACTCTGTTCCAGCAGGATTTGTCAAGGACTGAGGTGTACATTGGAGGGTCGAACGCTTCTGCCTCATGTATCGAATCGGCCAAGTCATCAGCCGTAAGGCGAGTTGAATACAGTTCACGATAAATCCATATGTTTCCATCGTGATCCACAGCGCCCCAAAGTACACAAGAGGGGCTACTAAAACCATAGTCAGCAGCACGAAAGCGGGGCCATCCACTAGGTATCTCAAACGGGTCGCATACATGTCGGTATCTATTAAATTCCGAAAACGCCGCGCCTTCTGCAACATCCCAATCTCCATCAAGTAATCTACGTCGTTCTACCTCTGGGAGCGAAAGAAGCATCGCTTCATATTCACCAGAAGCCATAAGGTATGGGTTGTCGGTTAGCCTTGCCGGAATAAACTTCCGGTAAAACAGAGGCTGACCGGCTTTCTTGTGATTTGGCGGGTAAAGCAGCGGTTCGCCAGAATCAATGTCAGCAGCAGGAAATGGTCTGTTTGGTTCATTCCGATCAATGAACATCTTCTTGATCCACCAACCACCAACACCACCGGGGTTAGCAGAGGCTCTCATGTACGTTTCAATGGATAGGTCTGTTGTACGGAGCCTAGAACGAAGATAATCCCACACATAGGGTGTAGGATAGTGGCCTAGCTCATCGACACCAATCCATGAGAACGCCTGTCCTTGGTATCGTGTTACGTCTTGGTCCCTATCAACGTAGGACATTAGAAGTGTAGCCCCACTCGGAAAGACCCAAAGGTTCTTACTTTCACGGAAGTGTGCCCGTGGGAAGGCTTTGGGGTAGAGCTTCTTGGACTGATCGATCAGTTCTGCAAGCTCGCCCAAAGTCCTACGTAGTAGTAGGCCCCGGAAGTTACCATTATCTGCATAGCGTAGGGGATCAACTAGCAGAGCGTAACTCTTGCCACCACCGGCAGCGCCCCCGTACATAACTTCTTTTTCGGGTGCAGCTAGAAACTCGGTCTGTGGGCCGGGATTAGGCGAAAAGATTAACTCTCTGTCGCCTTGTTCAAGGGCTTCCTGTACGTCTTTAGGTATGGAGGCTAGGAAGTCCGTATCTGTTACACCACCATTCTCTAACAGATCAATTGTTTTAATGTGGGTCTTTTTCTTTTTTTCTGCGCCCTCTTTAACTTTTTGAGCGGCAAGCTTTTTCTTTTCTGCTTCGCGAAGTCGCCGCTTCGCTAACCTCTTTGCTTGCTCAACACGACTAACGTTGTAGGCTCCCTTTTCACCGGGAGCTAGCTTAGGTCGCGCCATCGGTATTTTGTGGTGTTACGTCTAGCATTGGCTTCTTACCCGGTAACAGCACAATTCCGTGCCTTATATCGCCTGTTATTTCCATTTGTTGGCGTTTTGTAATACCAACCCTATCAAGCACATCTCCAGCAGCTTTATAGCGCAGTTCTAGGCGATTAACGGGTACATCAATGTTATTGCCAAGATTCATAGTATCTACAATGTTCTGTGCCGCTTCTACGGCAGCGCCGTTTAACATTAAACGTGTACGCTCTTGTATTTCCTCTTTTAGAGAAGACAGAACATCTCTGCGGCTGTTCGGGCTGTAGCCAGCCTCTTCCATTGCCGCTGGGATGTCACCTCGGTTAGAAAACAAGACACTCAGGAAAGTCTCCTGTTTCTCTGTCAAGTTCTTTTTTAGTAAACCTTGGCTCATAAGTGTTATCTTAGCTTTATTGTTAAATTACTTGGATAGCGCAGAACCTGTTAGTATAGCTCCAAACGCTAGGTGGAACAAACCACCCCCCATTAAAGTAAAAGGATTGTGCTGTCCTGTTAGTGCTTTCATAAGCTCCATCTGAACCATAGGTTCTGGAGTGTTATTAATGATTTCCATGAACAGACTAATGTCTGGTCGGTTTAAACCGTACCAAATGGGTACAAACAGAAAATCATAGAAGCAAATTAGCAGGTACATTGACAATGCGGCCCACCGCCATGTCATAGTTGCCTTTTCGTGGGCGTTTAGAGCCACTGTTAACTAGAGGCACGGAGGAACGCATTTTGCATTACTCGTCACAAAGATTATAACGCCAGCAGCTATTGCCACCAGTGCCATCAGTATGATTACTTTTTTAGTTGTCATGGAGTTTCCTATGTAACAGATTTACTACAAAACAAATGATGCAAGAACAATTACTGCTAATATAGTTAGTATGCATGATTTTGCGGTTGGAATAGCATTTCCTACTGTAAATGTATGATTTGGCCTCTATAGAAAGAGGCTTCTTGTTGCCCTACTAAGTTTGCTGATGCAAAAACAATAGAATGTATTTCTGCTTCAACCTCATTCTCCCAGAATCTTAGGAAAGTAGAGAACTCAGGGTATTCTGGGGCAATATCATACTTTTGAATAATGAACTCTTGCAACAATGCAGGGAAATCTGGAAATCTGTAGAAGATATGCGCTGTTGTCAAGGTATAATCAGGTATTCTACTTACGGAACTCACTGTAAAATTTCCAATTTGTGCTGTTATTTGGGGAAATACTGAGTGTGCGTAAGCAGAAATACTAGTACATATATTATATAC